TCCACCCCCTATTCTTGGGGATGGACCGAGGTTTAACAGTGGAGGCCAACTGGCTAAACCACCGCACACCGAATTTGGTGTGTGCTTTCTTAATACTTACTGAGGTACAGCTATGCCTAGCAGAGTCAGGTCTCGCGGTTCATCTGATGTCCCAACATATTTTCCTGGTGAATATAGAATTTTCTATAACGACCATGCTACCACCACTTTGACCTATAATGGGTCACGTAATGGTAGATATGAATGGATGTCTGATGTCGTGACTCCTGGTTTTGCTAGAAAACGTAACAATCATGAGATTATTAATAGTCCCATGTCTCGCTACGTTTATAATTATACCGCTATTCCTTCTACGGTTGTATTTTCTGATATCATTCCAACTTGGAATGGTATCGGTCATACTATCCGACAGGAGGGGTATAATTTGCTTGCTGCGGCAAGAGGACCGCTTCATCCCCCAAATCAACCTGGGAATCCTGCGGGGGACCTACTTCATAACTGGGTCCCATCTCTTGACGAAGACCGCCTCATGAATCTGGCAGCGACAAAAGCGTTGTCTGATTCGAATGGTAAGAGCGCCCAGGGACTTGTGATTGCTGCAGAAATGCAGAAAACACTTGATACCCTGAGACATCCTCTCAAAGCATCCTTTACAGCCCTTAGAAATATTCCAAAGATCCTTCGTCAGAAGGGCTCTGGTAATATCCCTTTGGGTCAGCTTAAGAATGTTGCGAGTGGCGCTTCCAATCAGTATCTTACGTGGTTTTACGGTCTCCGTACAATCATGTTTGATATTGAGGATATACAGAAAGCGTTAAGCAAGAAAATCTCTGATCGGGTCACCGGTCGTGGTTTTCAAGACGACTCGACGTTTTCTATAGACGTCGTTCCCTGCTTCTCATCTCAGCCTTATCAAGCAGATCTTACCTTTCGGTATGACGAGCTTGTTGAGTTCCGAGCTGGGGCGCTGGTACAACTAGACGTAGTTCCCTCCCTTAGTGACAACCTTGGCTTTTCATTACGAAAAGTCCCGGAAGCCGCTTGGGAGTTACTACCCTGGTCGTTCGTCGTGGATTGGTTTGTTAATGTCGGTGATTCCATCGGCGCTCTACAAGCCGCCATGCTTAACAAATTCCTCGCTCAATGGATCACAAGAAAGAGGACATTGAAGTTTACTAATACAGTAAGCAACTTTGCCTTCCTCCCAGCTTATACTAACTGGGTTGTGAACCAACCATGCGTGGATACGGAGATGGTCGTAGTCGAGATGTACGATCGTTTCCCGACAAACCTTGGTAAGTATGTGCTCCCTACTCTCCAGCTTTCGCTGAAGAAGGTGCCCACGCTTGCTGCCATCTCTTTAGCAGTTCAACAGCTAACTAAAAGGTAATTACAGACAAATGTCCGTAACCCTCAGTGCTTCACGGGTTTATACCCAAGACAGTATCGCCCCAGACACCATCGGCTACGCCGGTCCGGATGTGACTTTGAGCTGGAAGGATCAGTTGATCCTGGCTCGTGTCTTTCCGAAACCGACAGCAGACTTTGGTGGCATGGCCCGTCCATCCGCAAGGATTGTACGGGACGTGTGGCTGAATGGCGGTACGACTCAGAAAGCGCTCGTCTCTCTTACTCTTCAGGGAGCAATCCCTGTTGGTATCTCGGACGCCTCGCTGGCTCTGATAATCGCGGACTTTAGCGCGTATATGGCGTTAGAAGTTGCCAATACGACTAAAGTGTTCAAAACCCTCGACCTCACTTACTAGGGTTTCCCTAGTTTCATGAAGTCGTTGATTTTGGCAATGATATGTGCAATATTCTTTGCATATATCTTTTCCGTGGTTTATCTAGGAGACAGACATGTCGTCCAGACCAATCCGTCGTTACCGACCGGTAATCCGGATAGAGCAACCGATACCTTTCGTGGTCTCGGTCGTGAGCTCTTTCGTCAAGGCCAATGATCTATCTGATCACGAAGATGCCAAGAAATTAATTGGTTTTCTTCGAAACGGATCTTTTGGGTCCGCTGTCAGATTGGCTGATTCCTTCACCCTACAGTCGTATGGTGATGCACGTATGCACTACGTCTGGAATCAACTTGCAGCCTTTGTGAGGAAATGTCCTATTCCGGACATTACCCTCACACCCGAGCAAGATGCTTGGAAGAAATTCTTAGCATCTGAGCACCTCTGTAAGCGTACGAATCAGCGAATTATTGCTGAACGTAACTCTCACAGAAGACGCTACTCTTTTATAAGAGATTCTGCTCGGAGGTGGATATCTCGTGTTATCGGTCGAAAGCCCGATCTCCGCGAGATCTACCGAGGTTGTGGATTTGGCCCTGGAGCAAGCGTTGGCGTACACGGACAGGCTACACACCTAGCTGCTAAGTTAGGTGCGGAAACCTGGACGTCGACACCAACATGCTCAGTCTATGCAAGACACGCTATGATGGGGGAACCCCTCATATGGGAATTTCTCCAGGAAAGGAGATTATTCTGCATCGACGGAGAGCTTTTCACACAGCTCTTTGAGAACCGTGTCAAGCATGTCACTACGAACCTTGTAACTATGGTCCCAAAGACAGCTATGGTACATCGTACTATAGCTATCGAACCAACCCTTAATGGGTATGTTCAGAAAGGTGTTGACCTTTACCTTCGCAGGAAACTGCGTCGTGTTGGTCTTGACCTGACTGATCAGGGTTCCAATTCCTTCCTCGCAAAGGAAGGTTCTGAGACCTTGTTCGATCCATTTTCCACGATAGATCTAAGCTCGGCGAGTGATAGTGTCTCTATAGAAGTTTGTAGAGACCTCCTTCCACCCGACTGGTTTAGTTTCTTAGATAACATTCGTTCTCCTGCTTACGAAAGTAAGTGGGGGAGCGGACGCTATCATAAGTTCGTTAGCATGGGAAATGGGTTCTGCTTCCCGCTCGAGACGCTTATTTTTGCGTCCCTTGCATATGCTGTTAATGAAGTCACATTTGGTTTCGGAGACTCACGTTTCCGAGTCTATGGTGACGACATTATCGTACGTCAGCATTCAGCTCTCCTTCTTATCGAGATCCTTAAGTTTTTAGGCTTTAGGACCAACAATAAGAAAACGTTCCTTTTCGGTCCGTTTCGGGAGAGTTGTGGAGCAGATTTCTTTGAGGGCGTTAACGTTCGGCCGTACGAACTTGATTTTATCCCTGCTACTGATAGGGATTTACTCAAGATCGCTAACGGACTTAGGTCTAACCTTTTCTTATTCAATCCCGACGTATGGAACACTGTCCATATGAGGATTGATAAGTCTTGGAAATTCCTTCGTCCATGCGATGGACCTCCCGATTCTGCGCTCACTGTTGGACTTGATTTTTACCTCAAGTCTTCTCAGAAAGTCTGGAACCCTAACGTCCAAACGTGGTCTTGGTTGTCCTTTCGGGATTCCCCCATCGGGGATCCTAGGAAGGTTTCCTCGGCCATTGCGATGTACGGAGTACTGTTCGGCCTCCCTTCCCAGGGGGGCCATCCAGTATACGCCCTTCGTCGTAAGACGAAGACCAGAGTGGTAAGAATACCACCACTCTAACATCGCGGAAGATCATCCCGCGGTGTATTTCTAGCCATTAGCTCTCTTTTGGAGAGTTTTGGAGGTCGGAAGACCTGAAG